CGTCTTCGGCAGGCGGAGGGCTGACCGATGGATTTCGGCGATGCAATCCGCGCCCTGAAGCAGGGCAGGCGCGTGGCCCGTGCGGGCTGGAACGGCAAGGGCATGTGGCTGGCATTGTCGCCCGGGCATGTGAACCTATCTGCCGAAAAGTTCTGGGCTGGCCCGAACCGTGACTACGCCGAGGCTCAGGGCGGCACGGCGCATGTTCTCCCCTGCATCACCATGAAGACCGCCACCGGCGAAATCCTCATGGGCTGGCTCGCATCCCAAACAGATATGCTGGCCGAGGACTGGGGTTTGGTCGAGGACGCGCCGAAGGCTGCTCCCGCACCGTCAGCACCCGCCGTTCTTTCCCGCGCCGCCCTCACGGTGATCTCTGAAGCGGTGCAGGCCTATCTTGCCCAGCTTGAAAACCGCGAACCTCCCCCGGATCAAAGCCCGGTGGACGTGATCGAATCCGCCAGCCAGCACGTCATGGCACAGCGCGGTATCGCGGCCCCGGCCGATCTGCGCGAGGTCTGCACGCAGGTCTTGCAGCACTATCTGCGCAAGGAGGTGCGGTGATGCCATTCTTCCGTAAAAAGCCGGTGGTGATCGAGGCGCGGCAGATGCCGGAAGCGGCCGCGTGGTTTGCGCTATTGGGTGAGCTTCAGGATATTTCCCGCGGGCAAATGCCTCCCGGCCTTTCTCGCGTGGTAGATTCCGCGAGAGGCATTGCGGCATGGTGTGGCGGCCAGTTCACCTGTGACGCCCTTGGCCCGTCCATCCTGATCGACACGCTGAAAGGCCAGATGCGCGCCGATCCGGGCGACTGGATCATCAGGGGCGTGAAAGGCGAGTTTTACCCCTGCAAGCCAGACATCTTCGACGCGACCTATGAGGCAGCGGAATGAGCTGGCTCCTCATCATCGTCCTCGTCGCTGATGGCGCACGAACCGAGGCGCCGGTGGGCCTGATGATCGACCGGCGGGCCTGCAATATTGCCGGTTTCGGCATGGGGGCCGTGCTGTCGCAGGCTAATCCCGGCGTTGATGTGGGGTGGCGCTGCGAAAAGCAGGTCGCGGCATGACCGCATCCGAACACGCCCGCATCTTCGGCTCGCGTGAACCTGCCGCCCCGGGCCGGTCCCGCCTGTGCAAGACCTGTGGTGACTGGCACCGGCTGGATAAGCCTTGGCCGCACAACTGCCGCCCGCCCGCGCCGCCGCGATCCGTTCTGCCCGCCCCGATGCTGGCCCCGAAGTTTCAGGAGTTCGTCGCGGGTGATGTGTTCAACCCGGTCCCGATCGGTGATCCGTCGGCCAAGCGCGAATACATGGAGCGCAACGGCTTGGTGGAGTGGGACGCTGGCGTGAAGCCGGATCGGGAACCGACCGAACGGGAATGGGAGCGCGACCTCGCCATGGACCTGAAGCGCGAGGCCGAGATTGACCCGCTGAACCGCCCGCCCGTCGATGTGGTGGGGCGCACCGATCTGGATGGCGCAGCCGAAATCGACACGACCGACATGGAGGTTTTCAAGTGAAGTCCGAGCCGTTGCCGACCCTGATCCCTGCGCGACCCCATGAAGCCGACGAAGAGCAGCGCCTGCGCGAGGCCATCAACCGGCTGTGCGGTCAGGCGCTGGCCGCTCTGGATGCCGCCATCAAGTTTCGCACCGCCCCGCATGAAGCGCAGCGTGCCCGCCATCTGGCGCGCGGCCATCTGGTCGATTTCAGCCTGAAGGCGATGCACGCCCTCACACTGACCGCCGCCGAAAAGAAACAGACCGAGGAGTAATCCCCCATGCCCGCCGACATCGACAATGACGCCGACATCGACCGCACCGACCTGATCGAAGAGGATGAGGACGATTCCGCAGTCCTTGAGGTCATCCGCAAGGCGCTGGAAGAGGGCGCCGACGATTCCGCCCCTGTCGGTCGCGCCTTCCCCGAACTGGACGAGGATGGCCGCGACGAGATGGTCACCCTTGAAAAGGGGTTGGAGCTGATCGACAAGGCCGCCGTTCCGGCGCAGCGCAAGCCGAAGGGCGATGACCCGGACGCGGAAGGCAAGAAACCGGGCGAAACCGGCGTTGACCCGAAGGCGGAGGATGACGCCGAAGCGGAGGCACAGCCCGCCGATGGTGCGGCACAATCCGACGCCGCCGACCCCTATGCCGAGCTTCTGGCCGGGATCGACGGTGACCGGCGCGAGACCCTTACGGGCCGCCTGCGGCAAGCCGACGACATGCTGTCGATCTTCGCCGGGCATGAGGCCGAGATGCAGGCGCACGGCATCACGCCGGTTCAGCACATGCGCAGTCTGGCCCAGATCGACCAGTTCGCCCGCAAGAACCCCGAGAAGTATCTGGCATGGGCCGCGACCGAGATCGGCAAGGACAAGGCCGAAGACCTGATCACCAAGGCCGCCGAGCTGCTTGGTCTCAAGGTCACGCGCGACGATGATGGCGACCCCTTCGAGGATGAGGGTGTCAAGAAACTGCGCGAAGAGAACCGCGCGCTCAAGGCGCAGAGCCGCAATCTGGGGTTCAGCCCGTTTGAGGCCGCACCGCCCACCGCCACGGACCTTGCGGCATGGGTCGAGGAGAAGGCGCCGGATGGTTCGCTCAAGCGCCCGCTGTTCCGCGACCTTGAAGCGGGTATTTCCCGCATGGCGCAGGAGCATCGCACCAAGACCGGCAGGGCCGTCACCTTCGCCGATCTGGACGGGTTCTACACCGCCCTGACCGCGCGCCTCGGGGGGCAGCAACAGCCGCCGTCCGCACAGACGCCTGCGCCGCAAGTGGTTCCCGCCGCACAGGCGCAACCCGCTGTGACAGGTGGGGTTCAGAAAGCGGCGGCACCGGGCAGCGTGGAACGCGCCAAGGCCGCCAGCAAGAATCTCGACGGATCGGGCCATGGAGCCAGTCGTCGCCCCGCGCTGTCTGCGGATGCTGATCTTGATGCCACGCTGCGCCATTTCATGGGCGGCTGAAGCAGGGAAAGGCTCTGACGGTGCGCGGGACCGCTGATGAGGCAACATCATGGCGAACCCGAACTGGGGTGAAGTGGTGACGGCGACCCTCGCGCACCGTCGCAAGAAGATGGCCGACGCCATCTCGAAGAACAACGTCCTCTACTACGAGATGCGCCGCCGTGGCCGTGACAAGACGGTCCCCGGCGGTCGCACCATCACCGCGCCGATCATGGTCGGTGAGGAAAACGTGAACTTCCAGTGGTATGTGGGCCGTGAAGGGCTCAACATCGCGGGTCAGGAAGTCCTGACCTCGGCGGAGTTCCCGTGGAAGCAATACGCCTGCGGCGTGTCGATCAGCGGCCTTGAGATGCTGATGAACGACGGGCCGGAGCAAATCCACAACATGATGAAGGCGCGGATCGCCCACGCCGAGAAGACCATCACCAACCAGCTTCACCGCTCCGCGCATGGTGACGGCACGGCCAACGGTGGCAAGGAGTTCGGCGGTCTCGCGCTGCTCGTCTCCGAAACCGCCGGCGCGACCGTTGCCGGGATCAACTCCGGCGTTGCGACCTGGTGGGACAACCAGCGCCGCGCAACCGGCGCCGCGCCCGACAAGGACACCATCTTCGGTGAAATGCTGGCCCTGTGGCTGGAAACCTCGCGCGGCGCCGACAAGGTGAACCTGATCGTGTCGGACAACACCTGGTATTCGGTGTTCGTCAACTCGTTGCAGGCCCAGCAACGGTTCATGGACCGCAAGCTGGCCGGGGCCGGGTTCGACAACGTGATGTTCCAGTCCACCCCCGTCACGCCGGACGGCGGCATGGGCGGCTATGCGCCCGAGGGAATGCGCTTCCTGAACCTCGATACCATCGAGATCAACATGCACGCCAAGCGCAACAACGTGGTTCTGGGCGGCCCGCGCCGCCCCCTGACCGAAGACAGCGACACTGTGATCATCGCCGGGATGGGCAACTGGACCATCGACAACCGGATGCTCAACGGCGTGCTGACCGAGTGATCGGGTCGGGCCGGGTTCAACGCCCGGCCCGCTCTCCATCCTGAAACCGCCAAGGAGCAATCATCAGATGTATCCCAACATGCAGCAGGCGCCGGGTAACCCCGCGATTTCCCGCAACCTGACCGACAGCGACCTGTCCAGCCATCTGGGGCCGGTGGCCGGGTCCGGTGGCCTTCATGTCCAGTTCTTCTATTCCAAGGTGCGGATCGCCTCGACCAATCCTGCCCTCAACGGCAAATGGTCCACCCGGCTTTGCGTGGCGAAGATTCCGCGCGGCGACCGCCTGACCATCGCCTGCCGCTACATTTCGGAAGACGAGGCGATGCGCCAGTTCCCGCGCGAGTTCGCCATGTTCAAGCAGTATGACGCGGTGCCCACCTCCGGCACGCCGCTGCATGACCTGCCCGGCATCTCGCAATCCCAGATCGCCTATCTGACGATCCACAACCTGCGCTCCATCGAAGACCTCCTCTCCATGCAGCCCGAGCAGATCAATGGCATGGGTATGGAAGTGGTGCAGGCCTATGCCGTGGCAAAGCGCTGGATGGCCGCCAAGACCGACGCTGGCGCCATGCTCAGCGCCGCGCAGACCGATGCAACCATGTCGGTCGAGAACCAAGCGATGCGCGAAAAGCTGGCAGCGATCGAGCGGCGCAATGCCGAACTGGAAGCGCAGCTCACGGTCCTCAACCGCCTTGCCCCCCAGCAGGGCGCGGCACAGCCCGCAGCCATGCTTACGGGCGATGTGGCCCCGTATCAGGTGCAGGCCGCGCGTGACGCCGACCCGGTTGATGATCTGCCCGACGCGATGTCGCGCGAAAGCAACCTGTTCAGCGGCGGCATGGTTGATGGCAATGATGATCTGATCGACAGCCCGTCCCCGGAAAACCCGCTGGGCCTCAAGCCGCGCGCCAAGCGGGGCTGAACGGGATGGCGCGGACCATCCTTGAGATCGCCGTAGAGGCAGCGGAGCGGGACGCCACGGCGCCCGCCCCAACAACCCTGTTCGGCACCAACAACCGCGTGTCGAAGATCCTGCGCACCGCCGCCTTCGACACCATGCGCGAGGTCATGGCCAAGACCGACTGGATCGGCCTGTCGGAACTGCATTCGACATGGGCCTTCTCGACCCGCCCGGGCCGCTACGCCTATCCGCTGCCGCCTGACTTCCTGCGCCTTGTTCCAAACACGGAACACCGCGGCGGCTGGCCCATGGGAATGGTGGGTCCGGCCTCGCCGCAGTCGTGGGCGCACTGGCTTTTCGGGGGCGCCGCAACCCCGGTCCAGATGGGTTGGCGGATCAGGAACAACGTGCTGTGGATCGAACCCACGCCGCAGGCCTATGAGCTGATCACCATCGACTATGTGTCGCGTTTCCCCGTGGTGTCCAACATCGCAGAGGGTGACTATGACTTCACCCAATCCCCGCCGTCCTGCTACGCGCCCTTCGTGCCGCGCGATGGTCACCTTGATCTGGCAACCCTTGATGTGGCCGATCTGGTGGAGGGCGAGGGCGAGTATGATGGGGCGCCCGGCTGGGACATCGCCATATTCGGGGAGGAAACCTTCGAGGCTCTGCGCCGCCTCAGCCCGGTTTCGGCCGCAGCGCCATTGCCGCAGGTGCGCCGGCCCACCTTTACCGCAGATACGGACCTGCCAGCCTTCGATGATGATCACCTGCTTTCGCTTGGCATGACGTTCAGGCTGCGCCGAGCCATAGGCAAGGACTATGCGGAGGTCGCGGGAGAGTATGAAGAGCAGCTTGAGATGAAGCTGGGGTCGGATGCGGGCGGCGCCCGGACGCTGCGCCTCGGGGCTTGTGACGATGTGGCGCAAACCGTGCCGCTGGGCGGCGGTCGCTGGATGGTGTCGTAATGCCGCAAATCTCCCTGCCAAGCTACAGCCCGAGCCGCACCAAGACCCGCACCTATGACGTGAAGGCAGACCCCGCTACCGTCATTGCAGCGCTTCTGCAGCTTGTGGCTCCGACCGGCTCCCTTGTTCCGACCCTTTCCGAATCCGAGCCCGGCGATGGCTGGAAGCTCTGCAACGGTCAATCGCTCCTGAAGTTCGAATACCCCGACCTTTTCTCCGCTATCGGCGGGACGTGGGGCGAAACGGCAGATACCTTTGCCCTGCCTGACTTCCGTGGCAGGCTTCCGATTGGCGCCGGTGGCAGCGCCGGGCTCACGCTCAAGGCCGCCGGCGGCGCCCATCAGATTGTGCTGACCCAAGACCAGATGCCGCCCCATGCCCATGATCTGACCGATCCGGGCCACACCCACAACTTCACCGGCGCGCCGCACACGCATGGTGTCACCGACCCGGGCCACACCCACACCGCGGCGGTTGTCGCCGCTGGCACCGCAACCTCTGGCCCATCCGCTGACGGCGCCACGACGGGCAGCACGTCCAGCGAGATGACCGGCGTCACGGTCGATGCGGCGACGGCGGGCGGGACCAACGCGACATCTGCAACCGGAATCGTGGTGCAAAGCGCGGGCGCTGGATCGCCCGTCAGCATTCTGCCGCCCGTCATCGCGGTAAACTGGTTGGTGCGGACATGAAGCGGCAAAAAGACAGGGCGCGGCGGCGGGCGACGGCAGGAAGCCGGTCATCGCGCGAAATCACCCTTCCGCTGCCGCTGCGCGGCCTGTTCGTGGAGGCAAAATCGGCGCAGGTCTCGAACCTCTTTGCCGCAGAGCTGCACAATTGGCGGTCCAACGGGGTTTCGCTCGTTCCCCGGCCCGGTGTTGTGTGGCAGGGCGAGCCGAGCGGGGTGATCCAGCGCGTGCCCTATGAGTTCGGGCGCAACCCGCGCTGGATTGAGATCACGGCTTCTGGTGCGTCTTGTGGTGCGGCGGAGATCACGCGCCTGTTCGGCGGCAACGCGATGGTGGCCGAGATCAGTTCCAACATCATCTTGGCGGATGGCTTCGGCGCGCCGGTCCGCTTCAATGGCACAGAGTTTCAGGAATCCACCTTCTCGACCGTGACGGGCGCAAACCCGGCGCGCTTCGATGGCGTGATCAGCCATCACGACCGGCTCTATTTCTGGCGCTCCGGCGATGCGCTGGAGTTCTACTATGGCGATGTGGGCGCGGTGGGGGGCGGATTGGCGCGCTTCCCGCTCGACCGGCTGGGCAATATAACGGGCTCCATCGCGGCCATGGTCAGTCTGACCGTGGACGCGGGGCACGGCATGAACGACATGCTGTGTATCGTCACGACCACGGGCCACCTCGTCCTCTATGAGGGCCTTGACCCGGGAGATGCCTCGGACTGGCGCCTGACGGGGCGCGTCAGGGCTGCGGCGCCTATCGGCCCGCTTGCCTTCGCGGAGGTTGGCTCCGACGCCTGGATGATGACGGCGCAGGGCGTGGTCTCCATCGGGGAGTCGATCCGCAGTTCGGTTCTGGCGCTGGTATCTGACATCACCGCCCCGATTTCGGATGAGATCACCGCTGCGGTTGACGAAGGAACGGGCGTGTGGCGCATGTTCACCTCGCCAGATGGCGCCATGGTCCTGATCAGCCGGGCGGTTGGCCTTGAGGCGCGCCAGTGGGTTTTTTACACCAAGAGCAAGTCGTGGGCCACGGCGGACCTTCCGGCCCGCGACTGGCACGCCTTCAACGGCAAGCCCTTCATCACCGGGTTTGATGGCCGTCTTGGCACCATTGCCAGCCGCGATTCCGGCGAGGTGATCACGTCTCGCTGGGTCAGCAGTTGGTTCGAGGCGCCGGGAGTTTCCGGCGTGGCCTATCTGGTCCCGACCATCCGCGCCCAAGGTCCGCTTACGGTCAGGGTCACGCTCCTGTCGGACACGCGCGACAGCGCCGCCGACATCGCAGAGGCAGAGCAAACCGTCACCCTCGAACCCGAAGAGGATGATGGCGGAATCGTCACCCTCTCGGACGAGATCGTGACCGATGCCGAAGGCTCGCGGTTTCAAATCATCATCGAGGTCACATCGGCATGGTCCGAACTCATCAGCCTGAAGGCCGCCGTCGTATAGCCCGCCTTGGCGCCGTGGTTTTCGGCGCTGATGCAGAGGTGGCGAATTGGGTGGCGCGATCCATCCCCGGATATATCGCCAGCCCGGACGCCAAGGCTCTTGGCGTGGTCAAGGGCGGCAGGCTATTGGCCGGCGTGGTGTTCGAGCGATGGAACGGGGTTCACGTCGAGGCGTCGATTGCGGCGCGGCCCAAGTCGCGCTGGGCCGACCGGCGCACCCTATTCGCACTGTTTCATTACCCATTTGTCACCTTGGGGTGCCGCGCGATCAGCGTGACGGTGCCGGGGTCAAACCTTCTCTCTCTCAACCTCTCCACGAAGCTGGGATTCGAGCCGAAGGCCATCATCCCGTTCGCCGCACGTGACGGCGGGCCGCTGATAGTCCTGCAGCAGTATAGCGAAACTTGCAGATGGATCGGTGATCATGGGAAAAGGCGGACGCGCACCGGAGGCCCCTGACGCCTATGAAACCGCCTCCGCGGAGGCGCAGTTCAACCGGCTTGACACCTACTCCCCCTCGGGAAGCGGCACGCGCTACGGCTATACCGATGCGAACGGAAACTTCGTGCAGGGCGTGGCGCCGCAAGGCTCGCAATCTGCGGTCCAGACCGTTGAGAGTCCGTGGGAGCGCGCCATCCGTGAGGCGCTGCAACCCGCTTCGACCAACCTTGTCAACCGGATGGTCTCGGACAACATCACCAATATGCCGGATGCGGCCCGGCCCCGGGACACCTCAGCGTTGGCGCAGCAGATTTTCGACGCGGGATATTCCCGCATGGCGCCGCAGTTCCAGCAGGAGAACAGCCGCCTCCTGACCAACCTTCAGGCGCGCGGAATCCCGGTTGGCGCGGAGGCGTTCAGCGAGGCAAGTGCGGCGCAGCAGCAGCAGGTCAATGATGCGATGCAGCAGCTCACGCTTGGCGCCCAAGAGCAGGCCGCCGGGGAGCAAAGCCGCCAGTTCGCACTGGACAGCGCGGCGCGGCAAAACTCGATTTCCGAAATCGTGGCGGCGATGGGTGGCAGCTACAACCCGCCCAATGCCAGCGCCAGCGGCAATGCTGCGGGCGTGAACTATTCCGGCCTTGTGGGCCAGCAATACCAGAACGAGCTGGCGCAGTATAATGCCCAGCAGCAGCAGCGTGCCCAGACAGCAGGGACGATTGGCAGCATCGGCGCCGGTCTTCTGATGAAATGCTCGCGCGACTTCAAGAATGTCGGGCCGGAAATCACCGAAGGCGCCGACGGCCCTGTCATTTCGATTGCCGACCTGTCGGATGCGGTGTGCCACATGCCGCTGCATGTCTGGGCCTACCGCCCGGATCACGCCCCGGCTGGCGATGGAGAGGTGACGCATATCGGGCCGATGGCGGAGGATTTCCACCGCCTGACCGGAATTGGTGATGCCAAGACCATTTCCGTCATTGATGCCTTCGGGGTGGTGTTCGGGGCGTTGAAGGACGCTCTGACCCGAGTGGCTGTCCTTGAGCGCCGCATGGGCGGCGAGGCGGTGCATTGATGGCAAAGTTCGGGTTCGGTGCGGGGCAAGGTGCTTCGACGGGGGCGACAACGGGGCAGGGTGCCGGGGGCTTCTTCGGCGCGCCCGGGTCGCAGCAGCGGTATGACATGACCATGCAGATGGTCCAGAACGCGATGGCGCAGTCGCAGGGCACCAACAGCCCCCTTCTTGCCCTTCTTGCTCCCATGGCTGGGGCCGCTATCGGCGCGCGGGCCACCAAGCAGTATGAGGATGCCAGGGCAGCGGAGGCGACGAGCCAGACCGAGGCATTGCTTGGCCCCGTCGCTTCGTCACCCAAGGGCCGGGCCGCGCTGGACGTGCTGAATGACCCGGACGCCCCGGATTACCTCAAGAGTATCGCCGCCTCGATGATGAAGGATGTTCCGGTCGGCGGCGGTTCCGCACCAAGCGGGCGCAGCGGTTCGCGCCGCTCCACGCCGTCGGCTGCGAAGACCCGCATCTACGGCGAATACGAGGTGGACGGGATGCTCTATGGCCGTGACGCCTATGGCAAGATGGTGCCCTACTTGGACGCAAACGGGAATCCTATTCCGGCCAAGGGAAAGAAGGCCGCTGCGCCAGCGCCAGCCGCCCCGCCTCTGCCGCAAGACCCGGTTCTGCCCAGCGACCCCGCTGCGCCCGCCTCCCTTCCGACACCGGGCAGCAACGGGCTGACCGATGATGAACTTCTGCTCAAGTATCTCGGGGCAAGATAATGGCGACCTTTGAAGAACTGATGGCCGCTCTCCGCAAGGCTGACGCGGCGGGCGACACCGAGGGCGCGGCGCGCATTGCGCAGATGGCCAGCAAGATCAAGGGGGCGCAACCCGCGCCGTCGCATGGCGCATCGGCTGTCCCGCAGGACGCCCCCTCGCCGGTTCTGCCGCAAGACCCGGTGACGCCGGGCGGGTTTGACCAGCAGATCATCAGCCTGATGCAGCCCGCCGGTGGCCCGCCGGTCTCGGCTCTTTCGGCCCAGGCGCCCGCGCCCCGCGTTGCGCCGAACATGGCAGGGCCGATCCGGGCCACCATGACGCCACGGGTCGCAATGCCGGTCGAAGACCCGCTTCTTGCCGCTCTGCGCGGTGAGGACGTGCAGGCCAATGGTGCCCCCGTGACTTATGGCGCAAGCCGGGATGCCAATGACCAGCGCCCGCCTTCCGATCCATTCGAGGGCGAGGGGTTCAAGCCGCTGGCCAAGCGGCGCGGCCAGCAGTTCGTGCGCGGCGCGACTGAGGTTGTGGCGTCTGTGCCGGAATCGGTGGCGATCACGGGGGAGATGGCGGACAGGACGCGCTCCGCAGGCGCGGTGCAGGGCGCTGATTTCCGCGCGCAGTTGATCACAGATATTGACGCTCGCCTTGCCGACCCGGCCACGCCAGCCAATGAGCGCGCCATCCTTGAGCGCAACAAGGCTGACATGACTCAGGGCATCGACACCCTGCGCGGCGAGGCGGCGCAACCAATCGTTCCGGCGCAGGACCGCCCCGTCTTCGCGGCGGGCGACCAAATCCGCGGCGCCGTGACGGATACCGTCGGCGCCCCTGATCCGCGCGATGTCGGGTTCTGGGCGCAGGCCGCAGAGGGCAGCGGCAACATGGCCGGCATGATTGCGGCCAGCACCGCCGGGGGCCTTGTCGGCGGCCCGGCTGGCAGTCTGGCTGTGGGCGGCATGACCGGCTCGACCATGAACCAGTCGCAGGTTTTCAAGGAGGCTCTGGACGCCGGGGCGGATCAGGAAACCGCGCTGCAAGCCTCGAAATGGGCCGCCGTAATTGGCGCTGGCGAAATCATCCCGATCAACCGCGCCCTGAAGATCCTTCCGCCCCGCCTCCGCGGTGAGCTGGCGACCGGGTTCATGCGCAAGTTTGTCGATCTGGCGCAAGCATCTGGCGAAGAGGCGGCTCAGGAATACCTGTCGCAGGTGGCGAACAACATCGCGGCCCAGAAGCTCTATGACCCGGAACGCGGCTGGACTGAGGGGGCGACAGACGCCGCGCTTGTCGGTGCGGTCCTTGGTGCGGGTGTTGGCGGCATCGGCTTGGCTCTGGAAGGCAAGCCTGCGGCGCAGAACGTGACGGCCCCGCCGCGCCGGGAAGAACCGCCAGCCGACCCGCTCAGCCAGATCACCGCCGCCATGCAACCGCCCGCGCCGGATCAGGCACCGAAGACCCCGGCGCCGGAACAGCCCGCACCGCAAGCCACCGCAAATCAGACCCAGCCCCAACCGTCGCAGGGCGATGCGGGCCGCT